CCGGCCGGGCGCGGCCCGGCCGGGCTTTTGGGGCCGTAGCTCAGTTGGGAGAGCGCCAGAATCGCACTCTGGAGGTCAGGGGTTCGACTCCCCTCGGCTCCACCATATAAATCAGGAAGTTAAAAGCCCGGCCAGCGAGCCGGGCTTTTTTGTGTATCCACCATGTATCCAGAACGGATACATAAGGGCCACCTAGACCACGGCGATCTGCCGGTAGGGCCAGAGGACCGATGCCGCCACGCTCGCTAGGGTCTTGTCGTGCTCCATGTCGGTGCGGTCGAACATGCGCTCCACCTGGATCAGAACCCCCTCCTTGATCGCCTCCGGCACCGCGTCGGGGTCGCCGTACCCGGCGTCATAGTCCACCGTCACGGCGGCAATGGTGTCCTTGATTACCGGCCAGCCGTCCGTGGGGATGATGCGGTCGCCGGCCACCTTGTATTTGCTCGTGTTCAGGGTCTTGGTGGCGCCGGTAGCGTCAACGTACTTGAGGGAGTTCACCCCCTGGATCGGAGGCCGCGGCAGCTCGATGGTGGCGGGGAAAACGTCGAGCTTGTAGAGAAGGGTCTGTGTAACCAGCGCCCGCCCCAGGTAACGTTCCGTCCGCTCCCGCGCCGCCTGGATCAGGGCCGTTAGCCGGGTGTCGTGGTCGTTGGTGTCGATCCGAAGGTGGTTTTTCACCTCGGGCAGTGTCACCGGCTCGCTGGCCGGCGGGGTCTTAACCTCCAGCATTGCTCCCCTCCAGGGTGTCGCCGTCCTGGCGCGGCCCGTAGCCTTCGATTTCCCGCACCTCGTTCGGCGTGAGGATGCCGCTGTCCACGGCAATCTTGTGGGACTGCCACCGCTGCTCGGGATCGCCCCGCAAAAAGCCGCTCAGGTCGAAAGCGAACTCCCGGCTGGCCCGACTGCGCTCGGTGAACACGGACCGCACGATTTCCGCCTCCAGCTTCCGCAGCCAGGGCGTGAGGGTGTGCTGGGCGAACCAGCGCCCGGCGGTCTCGGAGTTGGTGAAGGTGCCGTGGGTGAGGTCGCCGATGATCGGCGGGGGCACCTGGTAGATGCGGGCGATTTCCTCGATGGAGAAACGCCTGGAGGCCAGCAGCTCGGCGTCCTCCGGGCTCACCGAGACCGGCTTGAATCGGACCCCCTGGTCCAGGACCATCGCCTTCCGGGCGTTGCCCGTCCCCTGGTAAGCCTCCCGGAACTGCTTTTTGAGCTTGTCCAGGGCGTCCTGGTCGATCTTGCCGTCCGCCTCGATCACCCCGCTGGGGGTGGCCTGGTTGCCGAACATGGACTCCGCGTAGTCCTGGACTTGCAGGCCGGTGGAGACTACCGACCGGGCCCGCTGGAGGCGGGATTTCCCCACCCGGCCATCGTCGGATCGGTCGGCGAGGTGTAGCACTTCCTCCGGCAGCAGCCGGCGCTGCCCCAGGTCGTCGGTCACGTCAAACCGCAAGCGGCCTGACCGCAGGACCACCACGGAAACGTAGTCCCAGGGGATCGGCAGCAGCTCGGAGACCCGACCGGCAGCGTCGGTGCGGATTTCCGCCAGGCCGTTGCCCCGCAGGAGGGTCGAGGCCATCAGCCACTCGATGAAGTCCGGCCAGGACTGCTGACTGTTCGGCCCCTCCCGCACCAGCCGCATCAGGGGGTGGTTGGGGTCCAGCTCCCGCCCGTTGTCCCCTCGCTGGTAAACGTAGGCCGGCAGGCTCGCCACCGCGGTGCTGATTGACTGGACCGCCCCCAGGACCGCGCTCAGGTTCTCGGCCTGGTTGGTCTTGGCGCCGGCCAAGCCGCCCGCCAAAGCATCCCAGGAAGGCTCATAGGCTCGTTGCTCGACCGGATGAAGCCAGTCCGCGATTCGCCGTAGCACTCCCATTACAAGGTCTCCAGGTAGCGCCGGGCACGGGCCAGGGTCGGCGCCGAGGCTCGAGGCGCGACGCTGGTGCCGTCATAGGCCGGCCAGGCCGCCACCACCGACACTTCCCGCAAGTCGATCCCGTGAAGCTCACGGGTCCGCCCCTCCCACCGCTCGTCCGTGGGGATGAAGCCGAAGCTCATGCCCCCAAGGTCGCCCCGTTCCGCCAGGGCCAGCACGTCATTGCCGGCTTGCGTGTCGGGAACGTCCAGGGAGAAGGCCAAGCCCTTTTCATCCTCCCGGAGCTCCAGGGTGCCGGTGCGCGTTCGCCCCAGGACGCGGGTGGCATCGTGGTCCACCATCGCAAGAATGTCCCGGTTTTCCGCCAGGCTGTCCCGGAAGGCGCCAGCCCGGACCACCTCGGTGAAATTGCCGATGCGGGCCTCGGTATCGAACGTGGCCGCGTACCCGGTCAGGGACCGACCGGACCGCCGCAGCTCGGCGACGGCCCGGATTTCGTTGGTCCCGCTCATGGGTTAGCTCACGTCGATGTTGGTGCCGTAGGCGAAGGAGGCCGCATGCCGCAGCGCCACGTCGGCGGTCATCATCGCCCGCACCTGAACGTTGCCCTTCGAGTAGGCGGTGGACTCGTAGGGGTTGGTGAGCACGTCCAGCTCGCTCCAGAAGCCGATCAGCAGGTCCCGGAAGTTGCCGAAGATCAGCTCGGAGGTGTCGGGGCTGCCGGAGGTCACGGGGACGTTGGTGGTCTTGGAAACCCCGTAGCCGTCCAGATTGTTGCGCCCGTCCATGATGAAGCCGTGCTCGGGCGTGCCGCTCACCTTCTCGGTGGTCCGCAGCACCCGCACCACCTTGGGGTTGGTGAGGAAGGCGGAGCCTTCGGCGTCGGCATCCTCCAGAAGGCCAATGAGGTCCTGGAGGGAGTTCCAGTCCACCCCCTGCGCCCCGCTCGCCATATCGACGCTGGAGACGCTGCCGTTGGCCAGGATGCCGGTGGGCTCATCCGACCCGCCGCCATTAATCGCCACCTGGTCCAGGGCGGAGCCGAGGATTTGGGCGAAGTCGTTGCGGACCAGCTGCTCGATGTCGGGCGAAGACTGCTGGAGCATGTTCCGGGAAAGCTCGGTGAGGGCCCCGGCGTGCTTCGGGCTCAGCTGGACGGAATCGAAGGTGTGATCCGAAGCCGACAAGGCGGAATTTTCGGCCACCCACCCCACCGTGGCGGAGCCGGTCAGGCGGGGAATGTCCACGTTGCCCGTCAGGCCGCGAAGGACGCGGGCCCCGAGGCGGCGCACCAGGACGTTTTCCCGCAGGCGGTCGATGAACTGATTACCGAGGTGGTCCTCGGAAACCAGGTCCCCGGCACTGCTGGTGGTCGCCACGCGCTCCTCGAACACTTCCACGGGGACCGCCGTGCCCTGGAAGGCCCGCCCGGTCCGGCGGGCGATCTCCTGGCCGATCTCGCGCTCATTGCCGTCATCCACGTCGAAGCCCGCGGAACCGGCAAGGGCATTGACCAGGGAGAATGAGCGGCGCTTCTCCGCCCACTTCTCATCGGTCCCCGCCAGGGTTTCCCCGTTGGCCCGGCGCTCGGCATCGTTCACCGCCTCTTGCCGCTCGATGCGCTTCTCCAGGGACTCGTTCTCAGCCCGCAGCTGCTCGAACTTCTCGGCCTGCTCGCTGGACAGGTCGCCGTTGTCGGCCTTGGGGTTGTCGGTAATCTCGCGCATCTCCTGGACCACGGAGGCGCGACGCTCTTTGAGGTCCTTCGTCTGCATTGGCCTGCTCCTATTCGCCTGGTGGCACCAGGGTTTGAATGATTGGTGCGGCGGGTGCGGCCAATGGGGAACCATGATCGGCGCCGGGCCCATTGACCGCTTTTACGATGCCGCCGCTCACCGCTGGAGATTCCCGGCGCCTAAAGGCTCTTTTCCAGTGCGGCGTGGACCCGCTCGAAAACGCCGTCCACGGCCACATAGGTCAGAAACCCCGTGCTGAACAAATCCTCCCGCTCGCCGGCATTGATCGCCCGGTCGCTCGCCTCGGTTATCCGCGGCTCGGTATCCCCAACGGTCCAGGCGATCACCAGGTAACGCCGCCCTTCCAGCTCCAGCTCCTTGCGGGCTACCTCCACAAAGGACGTGGGCTCCCCGGTCTCCCCGGTCTGGATCATGGCCCGCTTCTCGAAGTACCCCCGCCAACGGTTCGCCAACATGGCGGCCCGCTCAGCCGGGAGGTGGAGTTGCATAAGCCCGTGAAGCAGGACGATCTGGCAGGCATCAACCAAGGAATAAAGCCGGCGCCGGCCCGACCCCAGCTCCATTTCCTGGCCCTGGATCAGCCCGCGCTTGAACATCTGACGCAGGTAATTCCCCTCCAGAGAGGGGGTCATGGCCTGGAGGTCGGCGAGGCTGAACTGCTTGGCGCGAGGGTCGATCATTCACGGCTCCCGAAAGGTACACTAGTAACGGTACGGGTGTAATTTTTAGAAGTCAAGAGAAAACCGGCCCTCTTAGATAACAAGGTCTCGGGAGAAATCGTATTCGATGGTTGGTTGCTCTTTGGAGTAAACCCCGATGGCCTGAGCCAATGCCACCGCACCGTCGATCCGGTCCCGGCTCTTGCTCTTGGTCATCTTTCGATTCCCCGCGGGGTCCTCATCAATGGCAACGTTGCTCAGGTTCCAGGTCAGCACGGGGTTGCCATCGTGCTTAATTTCACCCGACAGAATGGCCGCCTCCAGGGCAGAGACCGCGGGGGCCATATCCCGGAAGCCCTGCCCATGCTCCACCAGGGGCAGCTCGATCCCCTCTTCGGCGAGAATGCGCTGGAGTTCATCGATGCCCCAGCGGTCGAAGGCAACCGCTCGCAGGTCGTACATGCCGGCAATATCGGCCAGGCGTAAGGCAATGGCCCGCTTGTCCACGGCCCGCCCCGGCGTGGCCTCGATCAGCCCTTTCCGCTCCCACGTCCGGTAGGGAACGCGGTCGGTTTCCTCCCGTTGGTCCAACCGCTCACCAGGGCACCAGAAAAACGGCAGGATCGCCCCATCCTCCGGGAAGTAAAGCACCAGGGCCGTCAGGTCCCGCGTGGCGGAAAGGTCCAGGCCAGCCCAGCAGGGCCGCCCCCGCAGGGCCTCGGCATCTACCGACCCCTGGCAGGCATCCCAATCCGCGGAGGCGATGAACCGCGCATCCGCTTCCACCGGCTGGTTCAGGTACAGGGCCCGAAACGAGGATTCCCGCGCTGGAATCTTCTGCGCTTGGCGGGCCGCCACGCGCATTTCGTCCAGGGACCGGAAATCCCCCAGGGCGGGATTGCAGGCGTACCAGGTCGCCTCGTCCCAGGGGTCGGCGTCCATCGGTGCCGAGTAGATGGTGGCGTGGAATGTGGGGTCATCCACGGCGCCCTCGTTCACCTGGCGTCCGTAGTCCACCAGCTCGCTCATGACGTGGTTGGGGTCCGGCGACTGCGTGGAGATGACGATCATCAACGGCTCGGCACGGGCCGCCGTGGAG